AAAAGAAACAGCCGCTGCAAAGGTGACGTTTTTCGTGCTGGTAAAAGCCGACATAATCGTCTCGCCGGTAGCGCCAGCGATATACACGTTATTACCCTGAACTGTCGTGGCGTTGTTTGATGCGCACTGGAATGCCTGCTGACCAAGACCATTGAACAACCGCAGGTAATTATCGCTGTCTCTTAACAGCACCCCAACCTGACCACCGGCGTACTGAATCTCCAGACCTTTAGCCTGCCAGTTTTTGAAGACTGTTTTGCCGTCAGTGTTTTGTGTTGGCAATTGCTTATCGGCAAGGAAGCCGTCACGAGGAGTGAACAGGCTCCAGTCAAGGCGGGAATCGCCTATCTCGGTCTCGATTCCCATTCTCATGTTGCCGGTAAAGCCAACCTGATTGGTTTCGGCGTATCCGTAAGCGACCATTGCGCCGTTTTCAAAGGCAGCAGAGACAAATTTCCAGTCCCGACTGTCCCCAAACAGGCTATTCAGCCGGTCAAACACTGTCTGGCACTTCGTGCCAACAAGACGAATGTTCCGGCACGGGAAGCCATCCGCCTCAAGGGCCCCGGCCTCACCCAGACCCAGCTGATATGATGGCGTTCCGCTGGTATGTTCGAGGGAGTTGAATTTGCAGCTCTCAAACACCGACCCTGAAAAGTTATTCCCCATATTTGGCGCGCGGATGGCGGTCACGTTTGCAGGCAGGGCCGGGGTGACTCCCGTTAACGTGATCTGGTTTCCGCTCGCGGAGTAACCGGTAAAACTATACGTAGTGCTGTTGCCGAAGATGCGGAACTTCATGGCGTGCGAGAGCGTCCATGAAGAGGTGTACTCAGCGGTGATTGAATCAGCTGTATTGGAAATAACGCGATGTTGAGGACTGTTCCTCACCAGATATCCGCGGCGACCCTGGAGATAGACGTTGCGGAATACGGTCTGCTCCGGGTTACCCACCATATTGTAGGTACCGTCATTCTCTGTATGGAGAAGCGCGGCCATGCGCCAGTAACCGACCACCTGGACGTTTTCGATAACGGTATTGTTGGCATCATAAACCCACAGGCCGACATCCCAGTCATCCCCCAGCCCGGTTAAGGATGCATCGTTATACCCGTCAATACCGTTATACCCAACCATTATGCGAAGGTTGGACAGGCCGCTGTTACGCGTGATTTTAACGGCGCAGGAGAACGGTTTTGGCGTTGCAGGCGACCCATTAACGGAATCGTTAAGTGTGAAATCCGTAAAGGGAAAGGAAACCCCGCCGCTGTTTGTCTTCACTGCGCGGGTGTTGGGTAAGTTGTAAATTTTCTCTTTCTTGGCACCTGTGCCGGTATAAAGAAGCGTGGTTCCCTTATCCCAGCTTTTAAGCAGGCGATCTGGCGCTGGCCGGTAGGTATCCCAGTAATCACACCCGGCCCCGTCCAGATGAACGCCCACAGGAATGCGCTCAAAGTCTACCGTGAAAACACCTTCAGGGATTTTAATCTTACCGCCCCCCCTCGCTGAAACGGCCGCGAATGCATCATTGATTGCCTGGGTAATATCCCCGCTAAAACCTCCCCATCCTCGAACATCACCCTCGTCACGCCAGCGAGCAGTCTGTAGTTCATGATATTTTGTTGCACCATCTGGGTCGGTTATCTGGCCCCGCAATGTCGCATCGCCAACGCTCAGCCAGGCCCCAATTCTGATTCCTCCGCTGGTTGCAGGCGTAGAGCCGGCAGGCACAACTTTCGGGAATACGCCATCCCAGCGATAGTATTCGCCGGTACTGGTATCACGAAGGACCTGATTTGGCAGCGTCAATGTCGCACCGGCCTGGAATGAATCCATGGTGATATAGCCAAACTGCGAGATCGCCTGGATTGCGGTGTACTCAATACCAGCAATGGTCCAGTGCTGCACACCAAACCTGTCGGTGTAGTAATGAGCAGTTGAAGTGACAAACTCGTCAATTTTCCCGGCGTTAAATTTCAGATCGCGCGGCGTTTCACTCGGAACAGGTAGATGTGTAGGTTGAGTGGCCATATATTTTCCATAAAAAAACCCGGCGCAGTGGCCGGGTTGAGAGGATTGAGTGGGTATTACTGGTAGACGCTGTCGCTGTACTCGGAGACCGTCAGGGAGACCGTGTTATCGCTGTTTGGTTTGATGCTGTTAACGGTCCACAGCTGGCTGTCCAGTTCTTCCACCGTGGCGATCAGGTATCGCGACGGGAGTTGCACGGTGTCGCCATTCCAGATGTTCAGCTGGATCGCAGGCAGAGCCGCGGTGAAGCCGTATGGCGTGTCGCTGCGGGGCGTTGCCGGATAGCGCAACGTCGGGTTGCCAAGGCTATCAGTGACCAGCACATACATCTGGCCCGAGAAGTTAATCGGCTCACTGGTATCAAAGTTATTGCCTGAGCGCCCGGTGATGTATCCCTGCTGCTGATTGCTGTCGTAGATGTCCGGCATCTGGATAACGCTGCCGACTTGGATGATCCCGTCTTCAAACACCCGGGCATTCATCCTGACGCGGGAATACATCAGACGCCGCGTTTCGCGCAGCGCACGTTCGCGTGCCTGATGCTCATTACGGAAGCCGACGATCTCCAGTTTGTTGGGGTTCTCCGCCTCCTGCTCGACTATGGCCCCGTTCAGTACCCGGTAATTAATGTAGGTCTTGTTGTTCGTGGCCGGATGGACATAAGACACCTGCACACCGTCATAACCTCCCGGCAAGGTAGCCTCGTACGTGATTTTGTACTCGTCAGTTTTCATGTTGGCCCGGTTGAATACTGCCGCCGGGTATGGGCAATCAGCGCGCACTTTGCAGACTCGAACAGCGCCGCGTCCAGCTGGATGATGCATACCTCAGTAGTGAAACCGAGCTGCCGGGCTTTCAGGATGATGTTGCGGGTGTGGATCCCCTCGAAGTATTCCCTCTGCTCAGGCGTCATCCTGAAGCGCGTGGGCTTACCTTCTTTGTCGGTGATCCAATAGAGGTTGTTCAGCCGCCAGTCTTTATCAGCCAGCAGATTAAGGTGCTCAGGTTTCATTACACCCCCTGAGAGAGCGAATCCATCAGGTCGGACAGTGCGTCAACGACCTTATCTTTTTCGCCTTCGTCCATGCTGTAGGCCTGTCGTTCGAGGCCAATGAGATTCTTCAGCGTCTCGCTCAGAGCCTTCATCGACTTAACGCGCTCAGGCATGCTGATGATGGCATGATAAAGCTCATTCAGCCGGTCACGTCCGTTATCGTCTGGATCCAGCATCAGTTCGCCCAGCTTTCGCAAAGCCTCTACGTCAGCGCACTCGGCCTCAAGCTCATTAAACAGGGCGTTCGCCAGTGTTCTCGCCCGGCGGATGTCGCCGCGATGTTCCATGCGAACCGTGGCAATCACCTCGGCAGTGGCCTCAATCAGTACGCGTTCAGACAGTGCCGTTTCGCTGCGTACCTGTTTGCGTACCTCAGCTTTGCGTACCAGATCGTCAGCGCGTTCTTTCACCTTCGCATTCAGGTCGCGTGACCATTCATCACGCTTGGCGCGCTTACGGATAGCACCTTCGCTGATGCCATGTTGCGATGCGATTTCACGGAGGGACATCACTCCGGCCCGGTAAGCCGATTCGATAGCCTCCCAGTCCGGTTTAGCCATGTATAATCCTTTTTTCGATAATCAGGTGAAGAACATATGATTCAAGATCTACTGCTCCAGGCAATTAGCCACGAAAGAATGCGTCAAAAACTACATGACCTTAACTGTTACTTTTACAACCGAAAACATGAGACTCAAATTCGTGATGAGCTTACTTTAATAATAAATAAAATCAGTAACCTAACAGCTTTGAGCGAGCATCCTAAGTGTAGGGCTGGTGCAGTAGATTTATCGATTTATGATTCATCGATTCCGGAAAGTGTAAACGGTGCTGGCATAGCGACAATCGAAATCAAACATCACTACCCGAAGGACTTAGTCTTGCCGCAAGTCAAAAGAGATATAGCGTTGGATATTTCAAGGGTAATATTTTCGCCAACGACTCATTTTATCCACATACTTCAGCAGAGAACATTGCTCGAGCGCCCGTCATTTGGTCGGGTTAAATACTCGGCTTTGCAATTTGCCGCACTTTTCAAGCCGTTCGCATCGATACATGGGGCGGTTAAACGGAAGATGCTCAGCCATGAACCAGCCGGATGGGAGCTTGCTCAACGCCTCCGCATCAGCCGCAGTCAAAGTGGCCATATCACCCCTCCCCGTTGAAGCGGATGCCAGCAACCCGCAAAACGTGTTCAACATCGAAACGCGAAAGCCATGGGCCGTTATCTTTGGGGATCATGACGCCGCGCTCTGCCTCGTTAATCGGATGACCAGGGCGAACTGAATAACCAGTGGGGAGCGTCACTTTCACACCCTGCGCCCGAACGTCTGTCAGATAGACGTCGGTGGCCGGGGTTTCTGGCAAGCAATCGGATGCACACCAATGTTTGTCCGTAATGAAATTCACCAGATTGTCATTCTCTGCAGCCAGCGCCGCGCACTTGGCTTCCAGTTCGGCAAACTTAGCGGCAACTGATTTATGCCCATCTTCGCCGCAGGCCTTGAACATCGTCTTTTCCCAGGTAAGCACATCGTCATGTTCGGCATCGCGCTTCCTGGTCATCTCGCGCAGCGCCAGGGTGGTGCAGTCCAGCCGCTCAGCCAGACGGGAAACAATCTTCGCCATATCGATGATCGGTGTGTCGCTGCTCATCGTCTTCGCAAACTGATGACCAACGGCCACCAGCTCTTTGTTGCTCAGTGAATCACTCATGTGATGCTCCTCGGTGCGTGTAACGTTCCATGTCAAAGTCGATAACAGCCCGCTGGTCGCGGAAGACGCCGCAGCGCCCGTGGCGGATAAGCTCCCCCTGCTCTACGGCAGCCCGGATGTATTTCTCGGCAGTGGTGCGGTGCAGGCCGAAAATGGCGACGACATCGTTGGTCGTTGCGCGGCCATGTTTTTTCACAAGCTCGATAATCCAGGCGATGAACAGGGTGCGCTCGCTATGCGTTTTTGGTCTCGGCATAACCCGCCTCCGTGTTTGCCAGCTGTTGCACGAGGTTTTTATGGCGGCCAACTACCCGGACCGCCTCGCGCAGTTTCTCCAGGCTCGCCAGTTTGTTTCTGGTGCGACGGATTTCGCGGGAGATCACCTGGGCTGTCGGCATAATCTGTCCGGCCACATGCCTTTCGGTGAACGATGGGATCTCGCTGACGAACTGCTCCAGTGGTTTATCCGCGTCGGTAGCGGTTGAAGATACGGTGGCTGGCTCAGGTTCTGGCGCTACGGTGACCAGATCTTTCGCCACCGCACCCTCAGGCATATCTACGCGGACGGAATAAACAAACTTACCGTCAATTTTTTCACGCAGAATTTGCCCCTTTGTCATGTGGTAGGTCAGCATCGGCGCTACTCGTTTCGATTCGATACGCGCCAGGATTGCCAGTTCAGCGGAAGATTTTGGTCCATGCTCAGTCAGCAGCTGGATGAGGTCATTCACTGTCACTTTCACCGGCGGCAGAACTGCGGTTCTGACCGGTCTGGCTGACACCGGCTTTCCGGTAGGCAGCACCCAATAGCCGTTGATCTGAGTAACCTCTTCGGTCGCCTCATGCTCACGCAGCATGTTCAGCGCGGTCGCAGGCTCGATATCCAGACGACTCGCTACCTCACGCGCCGTCGCCTTACCCATTGCTTTCAGAGCTTGAATTACAGTTTCCATGAGATTTCCTTTCGAAATTACTTCACAGCCCGCAGGTGCGATACGTTCCCGCGATAGCTTGCCCAGTCGAAATTGACCCAGATACCGCTGTCCATCCGAAGGCGATCTACGACGCGCGCGCCGAGTGTGGCCACCAGCTCGTCGTAATTCAGGTTGCTCAGGATGCCGACTGGCCGCATTGAGGAGAGCCGACGGTCAATCACCTGGTTGATGATCACCTTCTCACCACTGGAGCCGCGCTGGATGCCAACTTCGTCCAGCACCAGGAGATCGACGTTACACAGGTCGTTAAGCAGCGCTGACTCAGACTGTCCGCCGTCATAGCACTCGCGAACACGGAGCATCAGGTCAGGGATGGTCACCACCAGAACAGAGTGCCCGGCTGCCAGCAGGTGGTTGCCGATCGCCGCCGCCAGATGATTCTTCCCGGTACCCGGTGCGCCGCTGAAAACGAAGCTTGCGAATCCGCCGCCGCCAAAGTTTTGCGCGTAGCTCTTCGCCATGCTGTAAGCCTGACGCTGTTCCGGGCCTTTCACTTCGTAGTTCGCGAACGAGCAGCTGCGGTGAAGGGCCTGTATTCCGGCACGACCAAAAATCTTCTCAGACCGGGCGCGCTGGTTTTGCTTCTCGATTTGCTGGCAGTGTTTACGGCCCTCTTCCTGCTGCCATGCCTGCCATTCTGCAACGCTGTTGAATTTCGGCTGCACGCTGGCCGGTATAAACTTACGCAGGCGTTCAAGCGCGCTGCCGGTGCCAATTGCGTTTTTCATGGTTGCCCCCTGAAGCCTGCCGGGATTTTTTTATCTGGCTGGGAAATGTGATTCACATCCCGGGCCGCCTTACGGCTGCTCAGGCCGAATTTTGGTTTGAACAGACCCTGGTACCCGTTTGCGATACTGGTGTTAATCACGGCTACCGGATCGTGACCTTCGTCCAGGCACTCTTTCAGCAGGCGGAAAGCCTTGGTGACGGTAAGCTCGGTTTTGATGGCTTTGCCAGACTGTTGGCGATAGGCGACCCACTCACGCCAGGAGGACGCATCCAGCCATTCAGGAACTGGGATACTCAGCGGATCAAACTTCACCTTCCCCTTTGGGGGATTAGAGGGGGTTAGATCTGTATTTATATTTGTCTTTGGAAGAATGTCTTTGGTGTTCCCTGTTTTCGGGGATCCCTTTCCCTGTTTTCGGGGATAACCATCCCCGTTTTCAGGGATGGTTTGAGGGGTGTTTTTGCTATCCCCGTTTTCAGGGATAGCTGTCCCTGTTTTCAGGGATAACCATCCCTGTTTCTGGGGATTGTAAAGACTGATATCGGAGATAGAGATTACCCAAGTTAAAGCTTCAGCTGAGGGGAAAGCCACTGGGCATCTCATGCAGTTCGGCTTTGTATAAGCCCATTTATCCAGGTTGGTGTTGATCCCTATGTATCTGGTTTGCCCAATCCGGCGCAGGATGATGATGTTCCGATAGGCGAGGCTCAGCACGGCCTCAGAAACGTGCTTCACCTTCAGCGTCGTTTTGTCGGCAATGAGACTGTTAGCGATCCGGTCTGATTTTTTAGACCAGCCATAAGTCAGCCGAACGATGGCATTCAGTACCCGGAACTCACGCCCGGATAGCTCAACGATACACAGGGCATCCTGGATCTGATTGGCTAAACGGAGATAGCCATTTTCCAGATCAGCCATGCGGCTCTCCTGTTGCTCCTGCTTTGGAACGGGGAATTTGATAACTTCAGCGGTATTTGACATACTCACCTCCGCAATTACGCACAGTTTTTGCACCAGAAAGCCGTTGGTGTTCGCGCACCGCGGCTTTCGCCTTTTTAGATACTGTCATCACATAACTCCTGGGGCCATTGCTGCCAGGCTCGCCAGAACCGGGCCGAGGGAATCAGTTGGCAGAAAACGCAATAATGCTTCTGCCGCTTCACGAACTTCCTTCTCCAGACGCTGGATTGGCTGACCCAGTAACTTAGCCTGATGCGCTTCCCCACACTCTTTGATGGCATCTGCGATCAGCTCTTCATTGGTTTTGCCCGTTACCAGGCCGAACTCGCGCGCTACTGCTTCGTTATCGCGGGCCATCACCGCTACGATCGCCGGAGTCAGCATCTCCAGGTACTTGTCATACTTCGGCCCGGTGTTATTAATCATTCGGAAGAAGTTAACTTTGGTGCCGTGTACCGAACCGGCCAGCAGCAGGCCACGACCACCACTGGCAAACCACTCTTTCGCCACCAGCTGCGAGATGTAGTTTTGCGCATCGCCGGGCGTTGCCCTGTTCCATGCTTTTACAGCCTCCCGGATATTCGAGAGTTTGCATGATTTGCGCGGAAGCTCTTGATATTTCGATATCACCAGCCCAGCAGTCAGGCTGCTACTATGGTTGTGGTTTTGCGTTTGCATGGTTGATCTCCTACTTTGGCAAACCATCTGTAGGGTTTGGATAGGCGCTTGGGTCAATCTCATGAGGCGTAACTTTCCAGTTAAGGATTCGACACAACGGCAAAATTCGAGCGTGTGGAACTTTCCCTTTCCGCAACCATTTGCCAACGGCTTGAGATGAGATGCCGAAGCACTCGCCAATACCTACCTGAGACATGTGGCTGCTGATTTTTTGTTTAATTTGGTTATCCATTTGCTGTCCTGGCTGTTTGCTTTAGGTGATTGGAGAATAGCACTTAAAACTTTTGGTTCCAATAAAAATCAAACCAATAGTTCTAATGAACTATCAAACCATTGGTTGTAAAATGAAAATATGAATAAAATTCCTCACCCTGTATTTGCTAAAAGAATCCATCAAGTTATGGAGGAAAACGGCTGGAGCATGGCGGACCTTGCGCGGCGCGTTATGCTTTCCCACACATCCGTGAGAAAGTGGGCCAATGGGGCGTCAGCTGCGAGTGGCGAGCGTCTTAAAAGGCTGGCTGCGGTAACCGGCAGGCCTGAATATTGGTTTTTCATGGAGCAGGGAGAGGAAGGCGAGAACGGCGAAGAACTACCAGCATTACCGCGTGTTCTCGATGAAAGAGAAGAAACGTTGCTTTCACTTTTCAACCAATTGCCGGAGGCAGAAAAGCTGCGATTGATTATTCACACCAGAGGCGTGGTTGAAGAGATGGATCTTCTTAAAAACGATGTGTACGACATCATTCATGATTTGAAGAAATAGACCATTTCAAACCCGCTCTACAATGAGGCACCGTATCGGTGTCTTTTTTTCGCCTTCAAATAGAACTATTGGTTCCATTTGCACTTTACACATCGAACTTTTGGTTGTATCTTCAGTTCATCGACAACACGCGCAGCGTTGTCAGGTTAAAGAAATGTTCCGCCAGCCTGGCGACAAGGGCAAATGAGGGTGACCATGATTGACTACGCACGTAAACCAGTACGGCATCAGGCCGTAAAACTGAACTGGGTTGAGGTGATTGTTCGCCGTATCTGTTATCTGCTGGCGCAGAAGGGGAACCCAGATGTGTAACTCAACGAAATGCGCATACTGCAGCAACTCAATCGAGCAAGGGAAAGAAGTTAAAAACGTATTGATCTTCATCCGCGGCGCCCAGTTGGCGCGCGAACAACGTAATTACTGTTCTACACGTTGCGCTTCGTACGACCAGATGGCCCACGAAGCCTAACGTAAAACCCGCGCAAGGCGGGGTCTACGTCCGGTGCCACCGACCAAAGTACACCGGAAAACTACTCAAAACCAAAAACACACCCAATGGGCGCTATCTCTGGCCCGGGGATCTTACATCCAAAAATGAGGATCTGACATGGAATTTTTCTACCTGGTTAAGGCCACTCAGAAGTCAGGGAAGCCTGACGCTGTAGTGTGGCTCTCCGCCAACACCCAATCACGAGCTGCGTTGCAGCTGGATGTCGCGCTGGAAGATGCTGGCATCGAAACTGGCCGCGGTAAAGACTACGCCAAGCCTGTCCGCACCGATTTCCCGGTGTTCAATGACCTGCCCGAAGAAAGCACCATCGATTACACCTGGTGCGAGCGCTACACCGTGGCTGAAGACCAGCGCACCTGGAACGTGATCCCGGGTGCCGCATCGCAGAGCGAAACCACCATTGTCACGGACAGCGCCACCAGCGATGAGAATCAGCCAGTCGCGGCGGTAACCGCCACTGATACCGCAGATGTGGGCAGCACCTCCCAGCTTGAAAATCGCACCCCGGCTGTCCGCTTCGCCGTTCATCTGTTGGGTGACAAATACCTTTCGGAAATCAGCCAGGAGCAGCACATCGTCGCCAACGAACTGGCGAGCGATGAGGGGAATGTTTACTTCCAGTGTCTCCTGAAGGCCAAAAATGACGTTGCTGATATTAGCGCTCTCAGCCTGCATGCTGAGTGGAAGCTGGTGCAGGCCGTCAAAGAAGTCTTTCCGCAGGACAAAGAACACGACCCTGAATTGGTGGCCGGCTTCATGTCGGGCTGGATTAAGGCAGAAACTGGTGAACGCAATCAGCTGGTTGAAGACTGGAAGAGTGGAAAGCTCCCGGCCAGGGATGAGCCTTACTGGTATGAGAACGGCCTGCGGGTACTCAAAAACGGCGATGAGTTTACTCGTTACGCAGTATGCAAACTGCCGTTCCGTCAGCAACTGCTGGCTCAACTGACGGTGGATGAACTGCGCCATCATGTCACCCGCGGTGAACATGCGGAACTGTATGCGCTGGAGATGGATACCGACAATAGCTATGTCCAGACGCTTCTGCTTGCTGCTGAAAGCTGCCCAGAGTTGAAGGGTTTCGACACCAAGGCTCTGTGGAGCTATACCGACGCGATCCGAAAAGTATTCAGCATGGATAAACGCCATGAACTGGCTCTGGTCCTCCGCTTCACCAGAATCTGGGTGTCTACTGAGGCTAGTGACCACGAAATCCTGACCAGTGAATGGGCTGCCGGCAGCCGCATTGATGGTGTTGGTGTCCCACAAGACCAGAAATCCGAAGAGCCACAACCTGCCGAACCCTATAAGCGTGCGGTGCCGCAGAACATGGCGAACCTGAGCATCGAAATAGCAATTGCACAGCTGTACCCGGATGCCGTACCCGGGAAAATCAACCGTGCTCAGCTCATGGCGGCTAAAGAGCTGGCTGACAAAAAAGATGAGGCTCACTCCAGAGCGCTCAAGGTGCTCGGCAAAACCTCTGACATTACCGATTACAACGCTGACAGTATTTTTGGTATTGCCCGTGCAATCCCCTGGAGTGATGAGTTAACCACGGTCGAACTACGTAAGCAGGTTCGTGAATGGTTCACCGCGAACGGAATCTATGAAAATGGCGAGCGTTCGAAGGGCTATCCAGAGTGGGATGAAGATCCTCGCGCAAGCCGCCAGACGAAAGTGGAAGAGCCAACCCGCCAGGAAGTAGATGACGAATTGGCTGCAGCCCGCGGGGAATTCGTTGAAGGCATCAGTGACCCAGCAGATCCGAAATGGGTTAAAGAAGACCTGGCCGCCACCAGCCAGCCACAGGTTGCTAACCTCGGAGGCGGCGTGTTCTCTATCGATGGCCTGATGAGTGGAAATACTAACCCGGTCATCAATACCCCCTCAAACGCAGTCGAAAAAACGGAAACAGTAACGGAGATCACCAGCGATGTGCAGATGGAAGAGACTCACCCGCAGGAAGGAGAAGCTGGTGACGCGTTACCACCAGGCGAAAGCGCTGATGCAGCTGATCCGCAAACAGATGCCCTGAAGCCCGCTGAGGTTCTGGCCGCGACCGCGCCGACGCTCTTAGTGGCTGCTGCTGAAAACGATGAAAACCCCGACGAGTGGGAAGTTATCCAGGCAGCACCAGAGTATCCAGCGTACTTCGAACCGGGCCGCTATGAAGGCCTGCCGAATAACGTCTACCACGCAGCGAACGGGATCAGCAGCACCCAGGTGAAAGATGCCCGAGTCAGCCTGATGTACTTCAACGCGCGCCATGTCGCCAAGACCATCCCGCGCGAAGGCTCCAAAGTGCTGGATATGGGTAACCTGGTGCATGCGCTGGCGCTGCAGCCGGAAAACCTCGATGAAGAGTTCAGCGTAGAGCCGTTGATCCCGGAAGGGGCATTCACCACCGCGGCGACCCTGCGCACCTTTATCGATGCGCATAACGCCAGCCTGCCAGCGCAGCTGAGCGCTGACGATATCAAAGCGCTGCTGGAAGAGCACAACGCCACCCTGCCTGCACAGTTACCGCTGGGTGCATCAGTTGATGAAACCTACGCAGCTTATGAGCAGTTGCCAGAGGTTTATCAGCGAATTGAGAACGGCACGAAACATACCGCCACAGCCATGAAAGCCTGCATCAAAGAGTACAACGCCACCCTGCCCGCGCCGGTGAAAACCAGCGGCAGCCGTGATGCGCTCCTCGAGCAGCTGGCGATCATCAACCCTGACCTGGTGGCACAGGAAGCGCAGAAACCGGCACCGCTGAAAGTGTCCGGCACCAAAGCGGAAATGATCCAGGCGGTGAAGTCCGTTAAGCCGGATGCGGTATTCGCTGACGAACTGCTGGATGCGTGGCGCGAGAACCCAGGCGACAAGATTCTTGTTACCCAGCAGCAGATGCAAACGGCGCTGGCCATTCAGAAAGCACTGCACGAGCACCCGACTGCCGGCAAGCTGCTGCTGCACCCTGATCGCGCTGTTGAGACGAGCTATTTCGGCATCGATGAGGAGACCGGGCTGGAAATCCGCGTGCGCCCGGATCTGGAAATCGACATCGACGCCGTTCGCATCGGGGCCGACCTGAAAACCATCAGCATGTGGAACGTGAAGCAGTCCGGTCTGCGCTCTCGACTGCACCGTGAAATCATCGACCGCGATTATCACCTCAGCGCTGCCATGTACATGAACACCGCGGCGCTGGATCAGTTCTTCTGGATTTTCGTTAACAAAGACGAGGGTTATCACTGGATCGCCATCGTTGAGGCCAGCGAAGAACTGATTGAGCTGGGCATGCTTGAGTATCGCCAGACCATGAATCGCATCGCTAACGCTTTCGACACTGGCGTGTGGCCAGCGCCGATCACCGAAGACTACACCGACGAACTGAACGAATTCGACCTGCGCCGCCTTGAAGCGCTGCGTACTCAGGCATAAGGGGAATAATGATGGAAAACATGAATATCGTAACCGCGGAGCAGCAGGCTCCAAACACTATCTCTGCCAGCAACGCCATCTTCAATGTGCAGGCATTAACCCAGCTGCAGGCCGTTGCCGGTTTAATGGCCCAGGCAGCCGTAACGGTTCCTGAACATCTTCGCGGTAACCCAGCCGACTGCATGGCCATCATCATGCAGGCTATGCAGTGGGGGATGAACCCGTACGCGGTGGCGCAGAAAACGCACCTGGTTAACGGCGTGCTGGGCTACGAGGCGCAGCTGGTAAACGCGGTAATCTCCAGTTCAAACGCCATTGCGGGCCGCTTCCACTATGAGTATGAGGGCGATTGGTCGAAATGCGCCAGCATGCGCGAAGAGATCGTTAAGAAGCCAGCGAAAGGCGGCGGTACGTACGATAAAAAAGAAATGGTACGCGGCTGGACCAGTGCTGACGAGCAAGGCCTGTCTGTTCGTGTTGGGGCTGTCATTCGCGGTGAGAGTGAGATCACCTGGGGCGAACCGGTATTCCTGTCCAGCGTGATTACGCGTAACTCTCCCCTGTGGATTTCGAATCCTAAGCAGCAGATCGCATATCTGGCCCTCAAGTACTGGGCGCGCCTGTACTGCCCTGCAGTCGTCCTCGGCGTGTATACCCCGGATGAAGTCGAGCAGCGCACCGAGAAGGAAATTAACCCGACCCCCGCACAGCGTGTGAGCCTGGCCGATATCAAAGGTGACGGCGTAACAACCTCGCACAGCACGCAGGAATCAGCCGCCAACGTCGATGCTATGGCCGATGATTTCAGGGATCGCATTGAGGCCGCGCAGGACGTAGATAACGCCAAAGCAGTTCGGGCCGATATCGAAACTGCCAAGAACACGCTGGGTTCGGCCCTGTACACCGAGCTGAAAAACAAGGCCGTGAAGCGTTATCACCTGGTGGATGCATATAACAGGGTCGAGGCAGCGATCAACTCCCTGCCGCAGCCCGGCGAACCGGATGGTGCCGAGCGCTTCGAAGAAGCTGAACGCGCGCTGGCGTCGGCAAAACGTCACCTGGGCGACGAGTTGCACGATAAGTTCAGCATCACCCTGGCAGATATGAAACCGGAATACGTGGCCTAAGGGAGGCGGGAGGGTTCGCCCTCCCGGTAACGAGATGAGCAAATCACTAAACGCACGCTGTATCCGCCGCTGGGAAGTTGAGTTCAAAGGCCTTTGCGATTCGAAGGTGAGTCCGTGGTGGCGCAAGCACCATCTGCGCACATACATCCGCGAGTGCGCGCTGACAACAGCTGATTGCATGGTTGAGCGCCTGGCAGAGAGTAACGCGGAATTTGATCACCCTGGCAAGGCGGGATGGTCGCCAGAATTCGCCGCTTGGTATAGCGAGCGCCGGGAGCAGTACCGGAAAGAAGCGCTGAGTTACCTCAATAAAGAGGCCTGCAACGACGAAATCGACGAAGAGATTCAGAACGAGCTGGAGGCCTGGAATGACTGAGCGCGGAATGATTTTTAACGGTCAGATGGTGCGGGCGATTCTGGACGGCCGGAAGACGCAGACCCGGCGCCCGGTTAAATTCCCGATAATCGATAAGAACATGGGCTGTGAGTTAGCTGGAAACGAATTGGCCGGAGAAGTGGCGGCGGGCAACTACTGGAATAGTCCGTTCGGTAAGCCAGGCGATCGCATCTGGGTGCGCGAGACGTTCAGCACAGTACCTGATCATGACGAGCCAGCTGGTTGCTCAGCTCTGCTGTATGCAGCCGACGGCAACAGCCCGTATGGAAAGTGGACGCCATCCATCCACATGCCGCGCTGGGCCAGCCGCATTCTGCTGGAGATCGCCAATATTGGCGTTCAACGCCTGAACAGTATCAGCCAGGCAGATGCAGCCCGAGAAGGTCTGATAAAACTGCCCGCCACTGGCCGCTATTGCCTTAACCAAGGGGATCAATATTTCGATGGCGCAAGCTATGACGCGCGTGAAGTTTTTTCCTGATTGTGGGAGTCAATTTACGGCGACGGCAGCTGGCAGGCCAACTCGTGGGTCTGGGTGATCGAGTTTAAGCGTATCGAAGGAGATGACCATGCGACTGATTAACCGCAGCACACAGTCACCGCTGGCGCGTCAGGCCTGCGAAATCGCCCTGGCGGCCCATCAAGAGCGGTACGGAAACTACGGGCGCAGCCGGATGAAAGAGACGTACACGGTACGGGTGGAAGGAGTGAAGGTCTGGGTGGAGGTGGTGAACCGGAAAGCGAGCTACGTGGCCACTGCGATGACCGGCATGCGCCGCCTGCGATCCTTACCCGGGCAGATCGCCTGATATTGAAATATCACAAACACTTTCCCGGCATCTTTATACTGATGCCGGTTACCTGAGGTGAAAGATGGCACAGGTGATTTTTACCGAAGAGTGGGTTGTAGCAGAGAGGCTGACGGCAAAGACCGGTCTGGATAACCGCCAGATTGAACAATACCGCCAGGGGTGCTGGATTGAAGGGATTCATTTTAAACGGCATTCCCCTACCGGCATTAAGACATCTCGCGGGATAACTTGGTACAACTACCCAAAGATTAACCAGCTAATACAGGACGCATAAATGACAGACTTACCACCGGGCGTGGAGCTTCGCGGTCAAAGCATCCGCATCTGGTTCATGTATAAAGGTAAGCGCTGCCGTGAACTGCTGAGGGGATGAATCCCCACCCCTTCTAATATTAAGAAAGCAGGCCAGTTAAGGACGGTCATTGTCAGTGAGATTTCGCTGGGAGAGTTTGATTACCGCACCCGTTTTCCTGAGTCAAAGCAGGCAGAAACTACCTCCGGCACCGTGCAGATACGCTTATTCGGTGAACTCGTCGATACCTGGTTAACTCACCGTAAAATCGAGTTAAGCGCCAATACCCTGCGCAAAACGGCATCGCAGCTAAAAACCATCGTGGCCGTAGTCGGCGCTGACACTCTCATTCGTGAGATAAAGCACAATGACGTACTGCGCTATCGAACGGAGTTGCTTGAGGGGCAGACAATGTATGCCGTACATATTCGCCCCAATAAGATCGGTCGCAGCGTAAGAACTGTCGACAACTATATCTCCCTGCTCTGCTCTCTTTTGAGATTCGCTCACCGGTCAGGATTCACCACAGAAAAGGCATATTCGGGTATAAAGAAACTACAGAAGAGCAGGCCCAAACCTGACCCTCTGACCCGGGCAGAGTTCGATCAACTGATGGCAGCCAACCATGGGCAAAAAGGAAATATGTGGCAATTTGCCATCTTCTCCGGGCTGAGGCATGGAGAGCTGGCCGCGCTTACCTGGGAAGATGTCGATCTGGTGAACGGCACCGTGCATGTCCGGCGAAACCTGAATGCACTGGGAATGTTTGTCCCGCCTAAAACTGATGCAGGGATCCGTAAAGTGACCTTGCTTACGCCTGCAATCGAAGCTCTTAAGGCACAGAGTGAACTGACTGCGCTGTTTCCAAAAACGGAGATCACCTATCACCATCGTGAATATGGGCTGACTGAAAAGCAGAATGTGCATTTTGTTTTCGTGCCCAGGGTAAGGAAAGGTGTCCAGAAACCGTACTACTCTCTGAGCAGTATTGGTGCTCGCTGGAACTCTGCTGTAAAACGTGCTGGTATTCGTCGCCGCAATCCGTACCATACACGGCACACTTTCGCGTGCTGGTTATTATCAGCAGGCGCTAACCCGTCTTTTATTGCCAGTCAGATGGGGCACGAAAATGCGCAGATGGTGTATGAAATCTATGCTAAATGGATTGAAGAGATGAACAGCGATCAGGTGGCGATGCTGAACTCGAAGCTGGCGCTTTAA